GCTCACCGGTGCCGCCGATCGGCCGCCAGGGCCTGCTGCTGGCCTGGTCGTACTTCTGCCGCGTCGCCGCGGCCAGGGCCTGCTGCTGCGCCTCCCATCGCTCGCCGCGGCCGCTGGCCAGCTCGTTCTGGATCACCAGGGCCTCGAGGGTGATCGGGGACAGGGCGCAACGGCAGTTCGGGTGCGCGGGGGTCTTCACGCTGCCGGCGTAGTAGAGGCATCCCATGCGGGGCGCACACCACTCACAGACCCGATCGTCGGCCGTGGCGACCCACCGCACAAAGCCGGCCCCAACACGGCGGAAAGTGCGCTCGCGGGCCTCGCCGGCGGCGATGTGGGTTTCGGTGCGTGCCACGGTCTCGGCCCGGTTGCGGAAGGCGTCGTTGATGTGGGGCAGGCGGGCCTTGAGGGTGCGGGCCAGCGTGCGGCTGTCCACGCCGGTGGCCAACTGGGTGGCGGTCTCGAACTGCACCGTGTCGCCCCAGTCACGCCACCAGCGGAAGAAGTAGTCCTTCGAGGCGCGCACCCGCTCATCGGTGGCAGTGTTGCGCTGGCGCCGGTAGTTGGCGCTGAGGCTCTGGAAGTCGCGCTCGGCCGCGGCGATGGTGGCGCCCATGTTGAGCAGCCTGGTGAAACTCTGGCCCTCCTGGTAGGGGCTGCCCGGGGCGGGCGCATCGGTGGGGGCCGGAGGGGCGGCGGGCGGCAGCTGGGGGTCCTGCAGGGCCGGGTGCCGGCCGGAGAGCACGGCGGCCGGGGGGAGCATGTCGCGCGAGAGCTCGAGGGCGTACTCGGTCCCCAGGTCCTGGGCCTTGTTGTAGAGCTCCGTGAGCTCACGGTTGAGGGCTGTGTTGGCGGCCCGGGCGGCCGGGAAGCGGTTGATGATCGCCTGCAGGTCCTGGGCGAGCTGGCCCTGTAGGTAGAGGCTGGCCTGGTTTTTCTGCAGGGGGGTGATGGGCACCGGGCCGCCGGGGGTGCTGCCGAGGAATGCGCCGGGGGTGGTGGCCGGGTCGTACTCGGGCTGCTCCGCGATCCGCTCCAGGCGATCGGTGATGCTTCGGATGGTGCGGCGCAGGGCCTCATCGAAGATCCCGCGCAGCTTGCGAAGCTGCCGATCCTCCAGGCCCCGCAACTGCTGGTCGAGCTCCTCGAGCAGCTCCAGGGACCGGTCAGCCATTCAGGGGAGAGAAGCGCGCCCGCAGGGCATCCAGGCGGGCCTCGAGGGCGGAATCCATCAGAGCCTTCACGCTGTTCTTCATGCTGACGAGCTTCTCGAACACCTTCCGATCACCGCCGGCATCCGGGTGGTGCTTCATGGCCAGCTTGCGGAAGGCCTTGTCCACGTCGGCTTTGGTGGCCTTTTTCGGATCTAGGCCGAAGGCCACCCAGGGGCGGAAGTTCTTCAGGATGTCCACCCCGTTGATCACGCTGCCGCCGTCCTTGAGACCGCGCTCATCCCTTGGGACCGAGACGAACCGGCGGTAGAGCTGGCGCCACTCCTCCTCGGCGTTCTTGCCCTTGAGGGTGCGGGGCTTGTCACCCACCACCGACTGCTGAAAGTTCTTGTTGGCCATCAGGGCGGCCGTGCTCTTCACGTTGAACGACTTGAAAACCGCCGATCGCATCTCCCTGATGGTCATGGGCTTGGCCGTGCTGGCGGGGCCCTTCCCTTGGCCCTCCGATGCCTTCTCACTTCCTCCCCTGCTGGAGGGGGCCTCCTTGGCCCTGGCGTCACCGCTGACAGCAGGGCCGCCTTCCTTGCCAGCCGCCAGGGCGAGGATCCGCGTCATCTTCTGCTGATTGGCGCCGCTGGGGGTCTTGCGGCAGACCTTGCCCATCGCAATGCAGCTGGCGCCGCAGCTGTAGCCCGTGCGGCACTGCCGCTTCACGGCATCGATGCGCTGCGTGGCCATCGCCTCACGGATCAGCCGCTGGATTCGCTGCTCACGGCTGTCGGTGCGGCGCTTCATGCTGCCGAAGGTGTTGGTGCCCACGGCCTTCATCAGCTCATCCAATGCGGGGGCCATCTTCGCGATCTGCTCCTTGTTGGGCCACAGGGGGCTCTCACCGCCCAGGCCGGAGAGGTAGGTGTTCTCCTGCCCCTTGGTCTTCAGCTTGTGCTGCACGTACCGCTCGAAGGTGCGGGCAAACACCTCACGGCCTGAGGTCCAATAGTTCCACTGGCCTTTGCTTTTCTGTGGGGTGATGCCGTATTCCCGCAGCCCTTCCCTGAGGGTCTGGGAATAGTCGGTGTCCTTGATGGCATTGCGGACCCCATCCATGGCTTTCCAGACAGGATCATCCTCTTGGCTGGCGTGGCCTCTGGTGCCATCCCAGAACCTGGGGCTGGTCTGCTCGCTCAGGTAGGTGTCGCCGGTCTTCGCGAAAAATTGGCCCCTCGGAGATCGCGCCCCGATGTAGTCATCGAGGGCGTGCCCCCATTCATGGGCCAGGGTGCCAACACCGTTCTTCCGGGTGATGTTGATCACCTTTGTCCCCGGCTCGTAGTGTGCCGCGGCCCGACCCTTACCTCTGGCTCCGAAGGCCAGGCCCAGCTGGCCGTCCAGCGAGATGGCCCGATCTGGGAGCCCCGTCACGTCCGCCAGGTCGACCAGGGCCTCGGCGGTCTTGCGCAGGTGGTGGGCCCTTTCTTCATCGGTGACGCTGTTGCCGAACTGCAGGCCCCGCATTCCCATTCGGTTGGCGAGCACCGTGGTGGACCCGGCCGGCGTGTCATCGACACCCAGGGCGCGGCCGCCAGTGCGGACCGCCCTCTTCACGTAGAGGTCGGCGGCGTTGATGGTCGGCCCGCCGCGCTGCACCCCGGTGACCTTGTCAATCGAGGCCCCTCCCAGGATCTCCTGTGTGGCGTTGCGCATCACATCCGCCAGCTCAGCGGTGCTCTTCCCGTCGTTGGCCTTTTTGAGGCGGACCCCCAGGGTGTTGATCTGCCCGGTAACTGACGTTTTGGAGTAGCTGCCTCTGCTGGCCTTGTTGGTGAGATCCACCAAGGAGTTGGCCAGGGGGTTGAACGGGTCAGCGGTGTTCTTGGTCCGATCACCCCTGATGGCGGCGATCCGGTCGACGGTGGCCCGGGAGATTTCCGCCAGCATGTCGCGGGGGTCGGCATCGTCCCGCCGCTTGTCGATGATGCCCTTCACCTCCTGCAGGTGGTTGTAGTAGAGCTCCCGCATCTCGGCCGGGGATTTCTTGCCCGGATAGCTGCCCCGTTCGTAGGCCGCAAACGCCTTGTCGGTGTAGGGCTGGGCCGGGAACGACTTCAGCGCCAAGTGGCCCGCCAGGCGGGTGAGGTAGTTGGCGTTGGTGAGGCCTTCCGTCAGGTCGAGCGGCTCGGCTTTGAGCAGCTTGTCTCGGGTGACCATGGCCGCGGCCGTGCCATCGGCTTCTGCTTCCGCCAGTGTTCGCCACTGGTTGGCCTTGTGCCGAGCGGAGCCCTTCAGGTCTTCCCCGACATTCCCCACAGTTGACGGCCTGGCGAACTCGTAGTCCGGATCCGCTGCCTTGGCGGCCCGATCGGCCTCACCCCGGGGGGTGCCGGCCGGCGCCATGGGGCGATCGCCGGCGCTTGGGCGTGGCTGGCGGGCCTGTGCGGCGGCCTTGGCCGCGGCCTCTGCCGCCTGTGCCGCTTGGGCCTTCTCTGCCGCGGCCTGCTGGCGTACCCCCCGCAGCTGGCCCGCTTTCTCCCCCCGGCGGGTGGCGATACCCTCGGCAAGCTCACCGGCCTCCTTGGCCTTCACCGGGGCAATGCCGCGCTGGCTGGAGGCGCCCCCGGCCGCCAGGGCCAGCAGGCGCTTGAGGCGTTCCTTCCCGATCGCCGACCCCGGGCTGGTGCGGCATTCCTTCCGCAGGGAGATGCAGGTGCTCCCGCAGCTGTAGCCCGTGCGGCACTGCCGTTTGAGGGCGTCAATTCGCTGCTGCAGGCTGTCAGCCAGGTTCATTTCTCTGCTCCATGCACTGAAACGTAGGCATCACATACAGCGCCCATCGCCACCAGGTCGACGCCATCGATTCGGCGGATGGTGGCATTGGCGCCGATGGCATCACGGATCCCCCGCTGGTGCTGGTGGCCTAGGGCCAGCAAGTAGGCGCCGGTGGAGGGCTCGAACACCTCCCAGGCGCCGCTCAAATCCGGCCCCACCGCCACGGGGTAGGGGAGGGTCTGGCCGTAGGGGCCCTGCAGGCGGCCGATGCCCGGGCCATCCATCCGCACGCTCACACCGAGGATCTGATGCACCTGGCCGGTGGCATCGTTGCGGGGCTCCTCATCCCGGCGGCGCTTGCGGCGGCCGCGGTGCTCGGTGATCTGCTCGGCCAGGGCCTGGGCCCGTTCTTCGCAATCGTCGCACCAGGGTTCGTCGTCCGCACGGACAGGCAACCTGCAATTCACTGTGCGGAGCCGGATCCTGTGATCCGTCTGCTCATCGTCGGCATCGGTGCGGGGCGGGGTCTCGGGCGGCGCGGCGCCCTCCAGGGCCGCCTCATCGCCGGCGGCCTGAGCCTCCCCGGGCGGGGCCGCGGCTGGATCGCCCTCGAGCGTGCCGCCAAACTCCACCGGGTCATCCTGCTCCGGCTGGGGAATGGAACCATCCGCCTCGCGGTTCAACAGGGTGGTGTCCAGGGAGAAGCGGGGCTTCCCGAACCTCGCGAGCGCCACCTCGTTGGGCTGCAGTACGCGGGCCTGGATGTATTGGCTGTCGGCCCCGGCCACCTTCTGGCGCAGCTCGGCCTGTTCGTCCTCGGTGGGGGTGTAGGTGGGCCGAAAGGTGATCTCCCAGTCGGCGGGCAGGGCCTTGCCCTTCCAGGGGCCATCAGAGCAGGCCATCACCAGCTCGTAGATGTGCTGGAGGGGTTCTTTGAGGTGCTGGGCCTGCCAGTCGGCCACCTCGTTTCCGAAGGCCGCCTGTTCGCTGCGGCCATCGGCGCCGAGGCCCGAAGGGCTCTCGCCCCATAGCAGGGTGTGGGGCAGGCCGCTGGCGCCGGTGATCTCGGATTTCAGGCTGGTGAGGATGTCGGCGATACCGGCGGCCGAGCGGTTGAGGTTGGTCAGCTCCTCGTTGTCGTTCAGCAGGTAGGCGCCGATGGTGGAGCGGGCCAGGGCATTGGCCTGCAGTCGCGCGCGCAGCTTGTCTTCGCCACCGGCGGCGAGCATGTTGGAGAGGCCCGGCAGCTTGTGCACCACCAGGTCGAAGTCGTGCAGGATGTCGGCGGCGCTCTGCTGGCCGGTCTCGTAGCGCTTGAACACGTCCCAGATCAGATCCACCACCGAGACGCCCCACCACTGCCGCTCCTGCTGCGAGCGCCAGGAGCAGGGCATGCCCTCGATGCGGATCACCCGGCTGCTGTGGATGTCGATCTGGGTGGCATCGGTGAGGCCGAGGCCGGCGCTGGTGACTTGCTTGGCACCGGCCTGCTCGTTCAGCTTCTGGAGGTCGCGATCGGCCTGGGTCCAGAACCAGTAGCGCTCCGGTTCCCCGATCCCTGACCAGCCGGCAGCGGGGTAGAGGCGCCAGCGATCGATCGGGTAGAGGCCATGGATGGTGCGCAGCCGCTTGAGATTCAGCGGCTGATCGATCGGCGTGCGGTCGTCGGCAATCACGATGATCGCGCCGCCGCCGTAGAGGCGGCTGTAGGTGGCGGCCTGGGCCAGGGCCTGGCGGAGGTGCAGCTTCTCGCTCCAGCCGACCACATCATCGAGCTGCTTTTTCATGCGGCTGGAGGTTTCATCCCCCACGCTCAAATCCCAGCCGCTGCGGGTGCCCTGCTGGGGGAGCTTTTCGACGATGCGGCGGATCAGCCAGCTCTGTTCGTAGAGGGCATCAATGGCCCTTTCTGTGAGGATGCGCGAGCGCTTGACGCCGATTGCCTCGTTGCGGTCCTTGGCGGTGCCCAGGCCGGTGAGCACATTGATGAGCGCACCATCAAGGCGATACCCGCCGCCGGGATCATTCGACTGCAGGAAACCGATCGCCACGGGCCGATGCGCACAGGGCCAGGGTAGGCCTTATCACACAGGGACAACCTTGGCTGGGGATGTTACAACCCATAGGCTGGTAGAACATCCGACCTATCCCGGTGAGCTCGCCGCTGGACGCGATGATGAAGGCCTACGGGCGGCTGCCGATCCCCACCAGGGAGGAGCAGGTGCTGCTGGGCCGGAAGATTCGCGCCTGGCTGGACTGGGAGCCATCGCTCGAGGAGCAACAGCAGGGCATCACCGAACCCCCGAAGCGGCTGCGGCGGGCTGGGGAGCGGGCGCGGGAGCAGTTGATCAGCAGAAACATGCTGCTGGTGGCGGACCAGGCCCGCTCATTTTCGGTGAGCTCCACGCCGGCGCTGGAGCTGCAGGATCTGATCCAGGAGGGTGCGATCGGGCTATGCAGGGCGGCGGAGCTGTTTGATCCGGCCCTGGGCTATGCCTTCTCCACCTATGCGGTGCTGTGGATCCGGCAAAGCATGACGCGGCTGGTACATGGCTCTGGAGCCATCCATATCCCCACGAAACGATCCCAGGCGATGCACGGGCTGCGGAAGTGGTGCGAGGCCTTCAGTGCGGAAGAGGGGAGGCCTCCCACCGATGCCGAGCAACTGGCAGCAGGCATCACCGGCGTGCAGCGGCCCGGTGATCTGGTAATCCTGCGCCAGGCGGCGGCCGTCTACCAGCTGCGCTCTCTCGATGTGGTGATGGGTGATGAGGATGGCGACACCTGGTTGAGCACCGTGGCGGCCCCTGCAGATGATCCGCAGCCAACCGCCAGCAACAGGGAGTTGGATCAGGTACTGCAGATGCTGCAGCCCTGGCCGGTGCTGCAGGAGGTGATGGAACGGCGGCTGGCAGGCCAGACATTCTGGGAGATCAGCCTGGCAATGGGAATGAGCGAGCGGGCGGCGATTCGCCGCGGACGGCAGGCGCTGGCGATGGCGCAGCTGTTGGCGCGCAACAGCGCCATGGGGGATGAGCTGCAGGAGGAGGAGGTGGATTCTGATGAACCGCCAGCGGAAACTGCGCCGGCGCCGCCGCAGCATGTGGTGTACGTGCAGCCGTCCCTCCTGCCAGAGCCTGTACCCGCCTAGCACGTATGTTCCATTCCGGGGTAAAGTCGACCCGAAACCAGTCCATCACGATTTCATGCGGGCACAGGCGCAACACCCCGAAGTCACCTCGGAGAGGGAGAAGGCGCTGACGGAGATGCAGCAGCGCACCCTGAATGCAGTTCGGGCCTACATCGATGCCAACGGCATCAGCCCCACCCTGAAAGATCTGAAGGCAGCGCTGGGGCTCTCATCTCTTAGCCCGGTGCAGTTCCACCTGAGGAACCTGCAGGCTGCCGGGGCGATCGAGCAGCGCCGTGGTGTGCCCCGCTCGATTCGGGTGTTGTGGCCCCGCCCTGAGGTGGCCTGATGGGCTGGGAGCCGTTGCCAGGGGTGCCGGCTGAACCTGGGCCCATTGCGCTCACAGACGCCCAGGCTTTCGAGGTGGAGCGGTTTTCCCGGGCCATTGATGCCACCTCTGACCTGGAAGCTCTGCGGGGCCTGTGCAAGCAGCTGTTGCAGGCCTGGATGACACAGAAGTCTGTGACCTGCTGGGTCATGCGTCAAAACCTGTCAGAGCCTGCTCTAAACCACCGGATTTTGGAGGATTTCTGATGGGCTGGGGGCAATGGCGAGTGCCGGAGCTGAGCGAAGAAGATCGCTTTGCCTTGCGCGTGCTGGAGCTACAGCTTCTCGAAACAGTGGAGCGCCATCCCAGAACGTTGGTTCGGATGTGCGTGGTGCTGTCAGAGCAGTGCCGGGTCAGGGACAACATCATCAACAAGGCCAGCAAGCTGATTGCCGAGCTAGAAGCGAGCCAGGCCATTGCAGCACCGCCGGCACCTCAGCGGCCTCAGCGGCGCCGGCGGCGCTGGCTGTGGCGCGGAGTTGAGTTCGTGCGGGCGGTGGTGCTGGGCCAATGATCGACCCTTCACACCTCGCCCAGCTGCAGGGCTGAACCGCAACGGTTCAGACCATGTGGATCCAATCGGCGATCATCGGCCGCACCCTGGCGCCGGCTTCACAGGCCGCGGCCAGGCTCATCACGGCGTCGTCGAGGCAGCCGGCTGCAGCCTCGCGCGTACCATCCGGCCCCTGGCGGAACACGCGCATCTGCTCCCCGTAGATGCTGTCGGGCGGGATGCCCAGTTCGCCCTGCTCGAGCAGCAGCAGCACCCGGTCGGTCATGGCGATCTTGCTGGGCCTGGATGTGGCGAACTCCTCAATGGGCACCCCGGGCCGCAGGCAGGCCAGGGACTCGCCCACAGCGGCGCCGACGCCGTTCTTCTCGATCATCACCATCTCGGGGTTGTACTGATCCATCAGGCGGGCGGTGCGCTGCAGGCCGTAGTCGCGGCTGCGGCGCGCGTCGTTGAAGTAGGCCACCACCTGCCAGGGGTTGGTGGTGACATCGAGCACGGTGGTGACCCATTCGTCATCGCCGGAGCCGTTCGGGTCGATCCCGATCACGTAGTTGTGGCCCCTGGTGGGCAGATCCAGCCCGCCGATGGCCTCGCTGGCCTCGATCAGATCGTGGGGGTAGACCTCGGCATCGGTGGCGGCGAAATCGAGCTCGAACTCCTGCCGGTAGCGCTGCTCGGTGAGCTGGAATTTGCGCCGGGTGTTCTCCGCGTAGTTCGGATCCTGGCTGTAGATCGGGTGCTGGCTCCAGTGGATGGCCACCTTCGCGAAGCCACCGCAGGGGCTGCAGCGAAGGATCGGGATCCCGTTGACCGTGACCTCGCCGATCTGCTGCTCGCCGTGGTCCGTGCTCCAGTGCTCGTGGAAACGGCCACTGCGGCCGTTGGGGGTGCTCACCCACACGGCGCGGGCGCGGGGGCCCAGCAGGCTGAGGGTGGGCATGGCGCCGGTTTCAATGCCGCCCAGCTTTTCGATGAACGCACCCTCATCGAACAGCACGAAACTGGCCGATGGGATGCCCCGGGCGGCCCGCTCGGTGGGGGGCAGGAAATGGAGGCTGCCGCGGCCTTGGAAGACCAGTTTGCGAGCGGAATCCTTCGGGAGGGGTGGGCAGTAGGCACCCAGGCTGGCGGCCTGGCCCTTGATCCGGGCCGCCAATTCAGAGGCGTCCTCTCCAGTCTTGGAGAAGATGATTCCCACCCAGGCCGGCCGCTGGATGGCCTGCTGCAGCATGTAGGAGATGACGGTCTCTGAAACGCCGGTCTGGCGAGACTTGAGCACGTAGGTGTTCTGGAATGCGCGGATGGTGCGCACCAGCGACAGCTGGTAGTCCCAGGCCTGGAAGGGCAGGTATTTGCCCTGGGAGGCGATGTAGGTGCGTGCGGCAAAGTCGGGCCAGCGCTTGGGGAGCTGATCCCACAGCTGCACCGCCTGCTCCTGGGAGAACAGGCCGCGGCGGGGCAGGTACTGCAGCACCGGCCGCACAACCTTCTTGCGGGGCAGGTGGGGGCCTGTGGAGCCCTTGCTGCGGGGCCAGGCATAGCAGGGTGTCTGGGTGCGGAGCTGGGCCTCGTATTCAGCCCAGGCCTCGTCATCCCAGGCCATCAGAAATCACCTTCTCGATCCAGCGCTTCCTGCTCCTCCGGGGTGAGGGGTGCGGCACCAGAACCACCATCGCCGAGCTCCTGCTGGGCGCGCTCGAACTTGTCGATGCTGAGGATGAATTTGTTGATCTCGGCCAGGGTGCCAAGGGCGGTTTGCAGTTGCCGGGCCTGCAGGGATCTGCGCAGCAGCGATTCCATTCGGCTCACCTGAATGGCGCCCATCCGCAGGCGGTCGTAGAGGCTGGTGCTCTGGATGCAGAGCTCGTAGGCATCGGCCACCAGGCGGGCAGCTACGGCAGGGCTGACCTTGAAGCCCTTGGTCGCCACGGTCATCAGATCGTGAACCCCGTAGCCCTCCTTCACAGCCAGGCCCAGCAGGGCATGCACCCGGTAGTTGCGTTCAGCGGCCTTAGAGATGCTGCGGTCCTTGGTTTTCGGCTTGGCCTTGGGTTTCCGGGGCTTGGGATTGGCGCCGGCCTTTTCGCTGCTCACGCCGGTGTGCCTCCTGCTCAAAACGTAGGCGCCTCATGCTCAACAACTCCCGCAGAGATGTGATTCGCTTCGCAGCGGCGAGCGTGCTCCTTCAGCCAGCTCCTCACCGCCCAGGTGCTGCGATTCAGCATCAGGCCGATGGTGGCCATGTCGCGGCCCTCGGCGCGCAGACGCAGGGCCCGGGCGCCCTCTTCCGCCGTCCATCGCCTCAGGGCCACAGGCACTCGATGCCGCCGGGCACGGATCGTCACGCCAGCCTCCACCAGCAACTTTCGGATTCGCTGCGGCGACACCCCGTAGCAGGTTGCGATCGACTTGATGCTCGCATCGGCCAGGTAGCGGTTCACCACCATCTGCACCGGCAGGGGCACTGCAGGCGGCACCAGGCCATCTCCACCGGCCTGGAGGTTGTTCACCAACGCACGCCGTTGCCTCACCCAGCCGCCGTTGATCCGCGCATCAGCCAGCAGCTGGTAGACGGCCTGATGAGAGCAACCCACGGCCGCGGCGATCGCCTTCACGGGCACGCCTTGCCGGTGCAGGTCCAACATCCGGCAATGGTGGTAACGGGTGAGCGGCCGGCCTTTGGCCATCACCGTCAACGGCCCCGCTGGGCCAGCAAGGCCTCCACTGCCCGAGTGATGCGGGCCTCGGTGGTCTCCTCCTCCGGCAGGGCCGCGGCCAGCCGGCCCATCAGGGCCTGGAAATCGGTGAGGGCCTGCTGGTCGGGGAAGGTGAGCTGCACCGTCAGCCCGCCGGGGCCTGGATCGGTCGGGTCGGGTTCCGGAGGTGGCGGTGGCTCGTCAATCCCCTCCACCTGCTGCCGCCATTCCTCATCCGTGAACCAAGGGCTCATGTCGAGATCGGCGTGCTCCTCCAGCAGGTTCGCCAGGGCAGCGCCATCGAACTCGCTCAGGTCGCTGGCGCGGTTGTCGGCAACGCCATACTCCGCCTTCTGGGAGGGGGAGAGGTCGGTGCGCTGCACCGCCACCAGCGTGCGGCCATCGGCGGGCACCACCAGCACCTTTTCGATACCGATGGCGGCGGCGGCCTCGGCGGTGCCGTTGCCGGCGAGGATCCTGCCAGCCTCATCGATCACCAGACTCCGTGCGGCGCCAAACTCCTGGAGCGAGCGCTCGATCATTGCAGTGCTGCGCTGGGTGCGGCGCCGGGCATTCTTGGGGTCCTGAATCAGGGCCTCCAGCGTGGTCTCGGTCGGCATGGTCACCGGGGCCATGTTGGGACGGCGGCGGGGAGGCATGGTTACCCAAATACAGGCTGATGGGTAACGTAACCGGGTGAGAACGTAGTTGTCACGGCATAAACCGCTGAATAGGGGTGCATTTCCATTCCTGCGAGCCTGTGTGCCAGTTGTCTTCTGACAGGCTAAAAATCCTGTTGCAGACAGGCTTTCAGTGGTCAGAGGCGGCAAGAATCAGCGGTCTGTCGTTGATGGGTCTGCGTCACTGGTGGTATCGAACGGGCTCACATCTGTGCGATCCGATCGAGCGGGCCCAGGCAGAGCGATTGATACAAGCGAACTACCGGCAATGCTCACCTCGGCTGTTTGACGGTTTGGTGGTCTGCAGCAAATGCCGCGGCCTGCTGAAGCCGCCGGATCAGAGGGATGTCTGTGGCCGCCCGCACCGCTGGGCCTGCACTCGCTGCCGCACCGCTGGCCGCCGGGAGTGGGTATCAGCCGCGGCCATCAAACGGGCTGTGTTCGAGGCTCTGCAGCGGCGGCTGCCGGAGATGGCGCGGCTGTGTGAGCACCGCACGGGGTTTCAACGGGAGCGCGAGCAGCGGTGGCTGGAGCAGCTGGAGCAGTTCCAGGCGATGGCCCAGCAGTTGCATGAGGCTGGCTTACCGCGCCTGGCAATTTTGGCGCGGGCGGCCCAGGTGCAGCTGGCGGAGGATGAGCTGGGAGATCCGCCCTACCTCGATCGACACAACTGGGGCGAGACGTTCAGCAGCTGGGGGGCGTGGGAAGGTGCCAGTTCACACCAGTGGCGGATGGTGACCGCCTTCTTCTGCCGGAAGGTCGTCTGGGATGGCGAGCGGCTGCAGGTCGTCCTTTTCGGCCGGCGGTTTGTCGATCCACTGCTGATGAATGGCAACGAGGACCTCGTTGATCAGCCCCTCTGGCGGCCGCCCGTTCATCCGTTGGCGTTCAGCCATCCTGCTCATCGGGTGGGTTGACGACGCAGGCAGGACAGTTTGGCAAACCTCAGCTGGGGACGAGGGGGTGAGTATGGAGGGCCTACTTCATCAACGATCAGGAAAGTCGCAGCCGGCTGTGGTTCAGCGAAAGAGGCAATCTTTGCCAGCTCCTGTTTAAGTAATCCCATGGTGCGCACCCCCGCTCCGCGGCGGCAAGCAATGAACAATGCTCGGCGGCAAAGTTCACTTGTGATCATCGCTTGAGTTTCGGATTTCATTCACGGTGGGGGATAGGGGTGTGGTTGGGGTGGTCATGGTTGAACTCCGTGGGGATATAGTTGATGGACTATTTCGTAAAGGAAATAACAAATCCAAAACACAGTGAAGGCGTCTCGTTTCATCACCCCACCTCCGCACCGGGCACCGGCAGCTCGATGCAGCGCCCGCAAGCATCCCCGCCCGGAGTGGGGAACACGTCGCCCCGGCTGCCCCATCTCCAGCCGCGCTCTACTCGCGTCCACCATCCGCCAGTGCATGCGTGGGCCTTGGTGCCGAGCGGGTAGTCACGCCACGGGCGATCGACAGTTAGGAGACTCACGACCCCACCTCCGCACCGGGCACCGGCAGGGCGTGGGCGGAGTGGGTGGGTCACGACCGCCCCTCCGCTCGCAGCTCGGCGGCGAGAGCGTTGTGGTGGCCGCAGCCTCCAGTGCATGAGACGCTCGGCGTGAATCCCGTGGGCCAGCCGGTGGATGGCTGCACTCGATTGGCGGGATGTCCACACCACCCGCCATAGCGGCTACCGCAACTGGATCGAATCAGGTAATCGCAAACAGGGAATCCGCAGGTCGGAACCGTGTTTGGATTGAGGCCATCGCTGACCATGGGCGCGGCGGGGGATAGGGGCGGGGTTGGGGTGGTCATAGTATGTCGCTGTAATAATCGGCCCATCGCTCATCCCAGTATTCATCATTTCGCTCTTTACAGGCAGGGCAAAGAGTGACGATGTTTTCGGCGGGATTCTCGTATTGGGTGCGTTGGTGATAGGTCAAGGCTCCAAATCTGCCGCAATAATCGCAGCGGCTAATCAGACATCGGAACCACTTTGCAAGACGATTCATCACCCCACCTCCGCGCCGGGCACCGGCAGGGCGTCACCAGACCAGCTCACCACGGCATCAATCAACCGGCCGGCCAGCTGGATGTTTCCGACTGTCAGGCCACCAGATGAGCGAGCAACACACAGGATGCGCTCGAACATTCCGCGCAGTTCCGGCAACCGCTCCGTCATGGGCACGGGCGACGACTGGGCGTTGATGGCGGCAGGGTGAGCCAGGATCGCCTCAGCTAGTGCAGCAGCGCCTAGCCGGCGGTGTGTGCCGTCCACCTCGCGGATGATGGCGGCCAATGTGTCCGCGCTCATGGGTGCGGGCACGGGCGCCGGCTGGGGGGTGGCGGAAAGGTCAATAACGGCCTGGGCTATGGCAGAAAAACGGTCGTAGTTGGTTTTACAGAAGTTGAATTGCCACAAGCAACGCAGCTTTTCTTCACTCGGCCTCACTGCCTCGGTTCGGGGCTGGGGGGTGGCGCACCTTTGCTGGATGGCGCGGGCAAAGGCAATCAGCTGGTGATCCCATGCCTCCCAGCAGCCCTCCTTTACGACGGTGCCATCTGGATAGGATCGCTCCCCCTCGAATCGGTCCAAGTCGCAATCATCGGCTAGGTCTAACACCTCCTCATCACTCAGCCCCGCCACCTCCGGCTCAGGCTGATCGGCGCGGTAATCAGTCATCGTGATCTCCGAAGATAAACCGCCACTATTATCAGAATGGCGATGAGTGTGATAACGCTGTCGCTGTCGATGTTGACCATCATGGCCGCATCCCCTCCCTGAGCACCTGCCCCAGCTCACCGGCGACGCTGCGGGCGACGGCGGTGCAGGTCTGGCACGGCTCAGGGCACCGGCCCGGCAGGGGGCAGGCGGCCAGGGATAACCGGGTGGAGGGTGTTGGTGGGCGCTGGGCCTGATCGCTGGTGGCGGGCGCGGTGGCAATGCGGGCCATGGCCTGCTGGGTGGGGGTCGTGAGGGTGATCATCGGGGGGTGGGGTTGTGGATGCGGTCGCTGGGGAGGAGGTCAGGCCACCTCCCGGTCACGAGGGTCCACCCAACCCAGGCCGATCAGGCGAAACAGCTCTGGCTCGGTGCGCACTGGCACCACCGACCCATCGGCGCGGCGCAGCAGGCCGCCTTCGGAGTGGTAGCCAGCCCGCACCCAGGCCCGGGCCAGCACCTGGTGGCACCAGTCAGCTGAGCCGGTGCGGATCGCCCGCTGCAGGCCGTAGCCGTCGGGATGGACCATGAACAGATCAAGCCGGACCCCCTCGGGGAGGATCCGCTGCGTGTATTTGCAGGGCAGCTCCCCACGCACCTTCTCCCACTGGTTCACCACCGTGGCAATGCCGCTGCAGAACAGCGGTGAGGCGTCGTAGGGCTTGGGGACACACACGATCTCGATGTCGCCGATCGTGGGCCGCTGCCGGCGGATGCTGCCGGCGAGACTGATCACCTCGCAGTGCGGGTCGAGCTGCTCCATCACACCTACGGCGATGGCCTCGGCTTGGGCCAGGGGGATGCGGTCGGTGGTGGTGCTCATAAGAACATCCCGGTGTTGCGCTGCTTCTGCTTCTTCTGCAACTCGAGGATCAGGTCAAGCCGCTGCTGAATCCCCCGCAGCCATTCCAGGCTGACCAACACCATTTCGGGCGCGGCTTCTTCGCCTTGGCGGTCGTGCTCAATCGCCTTGTTCGGATCGGCCGTGCGCCAATCCGGCCATGTGCGGCTCTCGTTGGTGCGCTGCTTGGCCAGCAGGGCGGCGATCACCTGTTCTGGTGTGGCACCGCTGCGCAGAGCCCCGTCGAATCCAAGAATGATCACGTCGATCCACTCGGGCAGGGTTGGCTGCCCCTGGTCGGCCGCGGCCTCGACCTCCTGCAGCTCCTTGCGTAGGTGATTGCAGACGCCACGGGTCCGGTCACCAGGGCCGAACGTGAGCTGGCTGAAGGCGGCCTGTCCGTGGAGGTGCGCCAACAGGTCGAAGCTGCTCATAGCCCCCGGTCCGCGAGAAAGCGGCGGGCCGGCTGGCCCAGGTGGCCGCCACCGGCAGCGTGCAGCCTCAGCTGCTTGGCCAGCACCCCCGGGCGCTCGCGCCGCAGGAATGCCATCCAGAAGGGATTGATGAACCGTGGCGCCTGAAACAGGGCCTGGATGGTCTCCTCCTGGCTGGCCGTGGCCCAGTCGTCCGGGCGATCCTGCAGATGGCTCACGCTTCACCTCCCAGCTGGTCGCACAGGGGGCACGGGAAGCCCATCAGCCGGACAACCGTGGCCATCTCGCGCCAGTAACGGCGCCAGGCGGTCGCTGCGGCATGTTTCAGGGCATGGCCGGCCTGGTGGCCAGCAGGGAGGGCCTCCAGCTGGTGCCGGAGCTCCTGGACCTGGGCACCAGCAAGGTGCGCTCGATCAGTGGCCAGGCGGGCCAACTCGGAAAACAGGGGCGAGTAGGTCATGTAAGCGTTCATAAGGATTTCTCCCACTGAAAAGATCGGGACATGAAGCGGTAGAGATCGAGCGCATCTACCCAGCTGCCAACGGCAACATCGACATCGATGAGCTCCACGGCGGTGTGGCCGGGGCTGCAGAAGAGCACGAACGCACGCTGCGGCCACCAGCTGTGGGTGTCGATCAGCAGCGCCAGGGCTGCTCCCAGCTCAGCCGCCACACGCTGGGGGTTGAGCTGATCCGGTGAGCCGGCCTGCACCATGCCAATGCCAATGTCGCTGCCATCTCTGAACCGCACCAGCAGGTCGGCAGATGTGGCCACGGGCAGGCGCCAATGCCGCAGGGGCAATGGCGCAGCAAGCACCTCGAGGCGCTGCCAAAAGGGATGGGCGATCAATGGCTCGATCGTGGGCAGAGCCGAAGTGAACGGAGCCACGCTGGGCGCCCAGGGGCCCCTGGTGGCCGCGGCCGGGTTGTGGAGGCTGTTGGCGTAGATGGTGCAGGCCCGCACCACCACGGGATCCTGCGCAGAGATGGTGTGCCTCTGGTCGTGGGGATAGATGCGATCAAGGATCTGGTGAGCCGAGAGAAGCTCTTCCCCGTTCGGGCTTACGAAGCCGCCATCCGGGAGGGGGAGCAGAGCCTGGCCTTCGGGAGTGGAGAACCAGGTGAGCGGTTCGGGGAGGGAGAGGGAGGTCACCATGACTTTCCCCGCAGATGGGGCGGCATGGCGGTGATCGAGCAGCCGAATTTCTGCCAGCGCATCTCCCAGCCGCAGGGGAGTGGGATGCGCCAGCTCAGGCCGCCGCTGCGCACATCATTGGTCCTACAGAAGATCAGCATGATCACCAGTGCTCTGTGGGCTC